GCCCGTATTAACTCGAATCCCGAAGGATTCGAGCGAATCAATCACGTGAGGTACACATTCTACGGGGACGATAATATCGTCACCGTAGACTCGCACCAAGCCCATAAACTGATAAATCAGTTTACGGGAAAGCGATGTGTTAAGCGCTCGTTCAATCCCAACGAAGATCATGGTCAAAAAGACCATGGCCTCCATAGGAAAGCACAGCGCTGAACCCATCGACGCGTATTTGGCCAGACGTACAACGCCATGGCCATCTACATGAGCCTTCCGGCTCCTGGTAGCATCCAATCCCGCATGCAAATGCGGAAAAAGAGATACCAAGTGCCGTACATGCTCATTAGAGACGCGGTCGGAAGCCTCGCTCAGATCGAGCGTGGCTAGGTTACCCTCACGGGAACCTATCTGTGCCATACGCTGGTTAGGCGTTTGGTCACGGAAGCCGAGCATCGAGTCGAGATAATCCTTATCTCGAAGCGATTCAAGAATAGATCGCGCAAGAGCCTGCTGGCTATATTGCATAGCCGTAGGCTCAATTGCGATTATTCGAGGCGTCTTTAGCGTCTTAGGGACAGAGATAACCCTTGCGGGTACCTCGTCCCTAGGTTCGAGGATGTCAACTTTCGACATTTCGTCGAAATACTTCCAGTTGGGCAACGCGAATTCCCCGAAAGGGAACAACGTTTCCAACCGGCGTGGCCAGGTTTGCTGAGAGAACTTCGCGTTTCCACGAAGCCTATCAGCAGTAGCACCTGGGCCATGCTTCGGGATGAGCTCATTGTCATAGATCTCGCGATCTACGCGCTGAAACACATCCCGAAAAAGAAGATTTCCGATTCTAGTAAAATCAGACCATTGCTGGTCTGAAATATTGGAATCAGAAACTCTGACATCCTTCTCACACTCAATATAGTCATCCATTGCTTTCTTCTCCCGTGCATCGCTGCACGGAAGAAGAATCTTTCCGAACATCAACGTGAGTTGACGTATCGAAAAGATTGCATCAATGGACGGCGTATTGAGTAACACACCACTACGTCGGTCGAACACAAGATCGAGGAAACCTCCGAGGAAACGGGGGAGACCTGCCTGCCAGGGAAATCCCTGGAACAGGTTGCGATCCGCCTTCCTAAGGTCTAGACTTTTTTCGAAGTCCTTTCCAAAGGATGGCAGGGATATCGTAAGAAACGACATCCCCTCATGTTCGAACCGCCGCGTGACGTAGTTCACGTCACGCGTGGCGCATGTGCAGCACAGGGCGGCAGATTCTTCTGCCACCCATTTCCAGAGTAGCATCGGGCTTTTCATGGTTCCTCCTAGTAAAATAGGGGGTAATCCATCCTTAGCCTGAAGCCCTCAACTGCCTAAAAGGCATCGGGATTTATATAAACCTGATGCCCTTTAGCCAACAGATAAATCAACACCGCCTTCGTCGTAACATAGGCGAAACCGGTGACGACTGCTACAATTTTATATGTAGAGTCAGAATTTATCTCAGCTCTCACCGCCTAGCAGTTTGGTGATTGCTGCATCCGAAGTGGCCGAAAACAGGGTTTTAAAACCCGTGTAAACGTCCAACTGCTGAGTGTTCGTATACCCGGCCGGAGGAACGTCAAAGACCATGTAACAACTCATGGACACTTTGGCGTTCTGGGTCGGGATGAACGGATCAGCAGTAATCTTCGAATGGTCAATCCGAAGAACTCGACGCGTTCGACGCCCGTAGGCGTGGCTCGCACCGAGTTTGATCAATCCATCTGCCGACAGGTACTCAGACAGATTCTTCCCCGTTGCAACACGAGGAAGAGGTGTCGTTGTACCTGCAATGGTGATGGATTGCGGATCAGTCAGGGACAAAAGGCACTACTCCTAACTGGCCTCTTAATGAGGCCACCCAGGTCCCCTAACTAGAGGTACCTGGGTTGGTGGTTTTACGCTAATGCAAAACACATTAGCTTCTGCTCCGGGTTAAGCCCAGAGCAGCGGCTATGGCTTGTTGGGTGGCGGTTAAGCCACTCCAAGTCAAGCCGAAACCAAAGGGGTTCGCCCCACGCCTCTTCTTAGAATTTGTTTCTAAGAAGAGCATGGGAACAGCCACACTGCCACCAGGTCTTGACGGCGGTGCAGTCTGCTGGTACGTATATATATTTCTGGAGATTGTATTCTCCATAATATACCCGTACCGCAAAACCTGACCATACTGGATGTGCTGGGAAATGTTCTTAAGAACATCACCAGCGTTACTCACCCAGTCGAGGGCCCAGCTCCAGGGGGATAGGTTCCAGAGCACTTCAGGGGTTAAGTCGAGTCCAAAGACTCGATTCGCCTCTAAAGCTGCACGATCAAGAGCTTTCCGGCTACTATAGCCAGTTGGCAAATGATACGTGAACGCTCCGGAAAACCAAG